TTCTAGAACATGTTGTATTAATGGTCGACGTAAGACGATGTCATCTCCATACACGCAATAGTCAATATGACTAGTACGGTATCCAGAATAACGCTTAGCATATTCGCAGATAGCTGCAAAAACGAGACATTCTGTGGGAAAGCATAAAGCTGAACCCATAGGAGCAAATTTTTGCAACCGAACCTTCAATCCATCCGGAAGGAAGGCGACTCTCGATCGAGTAGCATAGCATGCTGTAAGATAGGGAGTACCTGCGAATACGGACTTTACTAACTCCCATGAAACGCTGTCGGAAGCAGAAGACAAATCGATTGTCCCATACTCACCGCTATTAGCGCTACCACGTTGTGCGAGATCACGATTAAAAGTTTGATCGTGAATATGCATTCGAAAACGTAGGTAAGAATGTGAGCTCAGGTACTTATCTAAGGATAACCAAACACCTTGCTGTAAATACTGCAAAGTGGGAGGCTCCATAGAGATTGTTCGAAAGCTCGACAGACTCTTGGGAACGAACGTGAACTCACACTCACGTGTGAGTGGAATCTCATCTACGGGAAATAAATCCCTAGCACGAATTCCGATACGATTGAGAAAGTATGAAATCATAGAATCAGATCCTAGATTTCTGTACTTCTCGTCGATAGAAGCACGGCCAAGATGAGCAACAGCTCCTGGTCCATGTTGAGGAACAAATTCCTCGAACGAAAGATCAGAGAGCCATTCCCGCATAATGGTATTTAATTTGCCATATAATGCGTAGTCATGTTCATGATTAACCAATCTCTCTTCATTGCTAAGATAGTCACTAATGCACTTAGTAGAAAAATCTACATGGCGAAGTGATAGTCGAGTAAGAAAAGAGAGATGTTGGTTAATAATAGTAAAGTCGGATGGGTTGGGAGACACTAGAAAAGCCTCCACCTCCTCCTTAATTGGCGACATAAAGTCCCCAACTAAAGGAAACTGATTTCTGAACATGTGTTTAAAGCATGTGTAGTCTATCGTATCTACGTCTCCGACATAAAATCGGAAGAATCGAATCGAAGACTTAAGGAAATCAGCGAGAAGCGAAACGTCGACTGATCCGAGGGATTTAACCCATGGAAATAGACGACGATCACGACTCGGAGTCCTATCCCTAAGAAGATCAACTAGTAATAACTCATGAAGCACTAATGCTCCATGGTAAGAACGGAGGTCTCTTAAATGAAGACGCTCCCCGTTATAACTAGGCTGACCGGTGCACCGAAGATAATCCTCGATGACTTGGCGCGAAGAAACTTTGCGCTTAGAGAGATTAGACATAATTTAC